GTATGAAGATGGGCGGTAAGGTTAAGCCCAAGGGTATGAAGATGGGCGGTAAGGTTAAGCCCAAGGGTATGAAGATGGGCGGTAAGGTTAAGCCCAAGGGTATGAAGATGGGCGGTAAGGTTAAGCCCAAGGGTATGAAGATGGGCGGTAAGGTTAAGCCTAAAGGTATGAGAAATGGTGGAGTAATACAAGGAACACCAGCATCTCAAGTATCTGGGACTAAGTTTAAAGGTGTGTTTTAAATGACAACATCCAACTCTAGAGATTTTGAACTAGATGTAGGTGAGATAATAGAAGAAGCCTACGAACGGTGTGGACTTGAAGTTCGCACCGGCTATGACGCTCGAACAGCTCGTCGTTCTTTAAACTTGATGTTCGCGGAGTGGGCTAATCGTGGTTTAAATCTTTGGACTGTAAATCAAGAACTTGTTACTTTAACATCAGGCACAGCGGCGATCACTGTGTCGGATGATGTTGTGGATATTCTTGAAGTTATTGTGCGTAGGAGCAGTACCGACTACGATATAACCAGAATAAGTCGTGGCGAATATGGAACAATTGCTAATAAGACTACAACAGGACGACCCAGCCAATACTTTTTTGATCGTCAGATAACTCCTATTATTAACCTCTGGCCTGTGCCTGAGAACTCTACAGATCAGATATTGTATTATTACGTTCGTAGAATACAGGACGCAGACACTTTGGTGAATACCACGGATCTTCCTTTTCGATTTTATCCTTGTATGGTCGCAGGTCTTTCTTATTACTTAGCGATGAAGAGAGCTCCTGAAAGACTACAGATGTTAAAAGTTGTTTACGAAGAAGAGTTTCAGAGAGCCTCGGATGAAGACGAAGGCAGAACTCCTCTTAAACTTCAGCCTAGTATCCAGTATTTGAGGGTGTAAATGGCTTATGCTAGTGGAAGATATGCTTACGGAATTTCAGACAGATCGGGCTTTCGATATCGTCTGAAAGATATGAAGAAAGAATGGAATGGTCTTCTTGTTGGTCCAGATGAGTTTGAGCCGAAACACCCACAAATCATGGTTTCAAGACACGCAACTGATCCTCAAGCACTAAGAAACGCTCGGCCAGAACCAAATATTGAAGCAGAGAGGGTAATTCAATATGGGTTTAACCCTGTAGGATATAATGATTATAACAATTTTGTTTCAAACAACTTGGTTGCTGCGGCCTCCATAGGAACAGTAACGGTGACAACATGAGCTATACATACACTCAACTAAAACAAGCAGTACAAGATTTTACACAGAACGATGAAGTGACCTTTATAAATAATCTTCCCGTGTTTATAAAAACTGCGGAAGAAAGAATTTTAAAAAATGTTCAACTTACTTTGTTCCGAAGAAACGTATCAGGAACCGCAACAAATGGGAATCAATTTCTTGCAGTCCCTTCTGACTATCTTTCTTCGTTTTCTTTAAGTCTTGCTGGAGCTGACGGGAACAAGTTTTTTTTAGAAAAGAAAAACATTAGTTTTCTTCAAGAATATACTCCTAATTCTTCTACAACGGGGTCTTCCCGATATTATGCTGATTATGACATTAACAATTTTATACTAGCACCTGCTCCCAACGCCGCTTTTACTGCGGAGTTGCACTATTTTTATAGGCCAACAAGTATTACATCGAACACTTTTTTACTTACTCTTGTTCCGGTCATTGGGACTTTTACAACGAGTGACACAATAACGGGAGGTACTAGCGCAGTTAGTACTACTGTAAATGCCGTGCCGTCTTCTACTACATTAACCGTTGAGATCCCTGGAGGTTCTTTTTCTGTTGGAGAAACAATAACGGGTAGTTCTAGTGGTGCGACGGGAACGTTGTCTTCTATCGGTGCGGACACAGCATTAACTTGGTTAAGTGAAAACGCTGATATGGCTCTATTATACGGGTCTTTGATTGAAGCGTATATTTTTATGAAGGGGGAACAGGATGTTATGGGCATGTACAATCAAAGGTTTCAAGAAGCGATAGTAGGTGTTAAGATGCTGGGAGAAGCTAAAGAACCTATTGATGAGGATAGGGCTGGATTGTTAATAAGGGATAGACAATAATGTTAACAGAACCAATAGGAATTACAGTCGGATCAGTAGGGGTTCAGACAACGGACAACAGAGGGTTCACTCCAGAAGAAACAGCGATGCGATGTGTTGATAAGATTATAGGTATATCGGACAATGCACATCCTGCAATACGAGATCAGGCTCACGCCTATCGAAAAGAAATGGAAAAAATAATTGCAATTTATATGGTTCAGGCTATTAAAAGCGATAGAACTACGGTATATAATGCAATTAAAGATTCTGGAAACCTTAAACTTGCCGAATATATAAGGAGAATGTAATGGCTTTTAATGGCAATTTTTTATGCACCTCGTTCAAAGTAGAACTAATGAAGGGGGTACACAATTTTACAGCAGCAAGTGACCAGTTTAAAGTAGCTCTGTACGACAACAGTGCTACCTTTACCGCTGCGACTACTGCGTACACCTCAACCAACGAAATCAGCGGTACAAACTATACTGCTAAAGGAAACTTTTTAACAAGTGTGACACCTGTGGCTAGTAGCACAACAGCTTTAACTGATTTTGCAGATGAAGTGTTTAGCACCGTAACAATATCAGCAGTACGAGGAGCTTTGATATTTAATGAAGCAGCTACTAGTGACCCAACAGTTTGTGTATTAGATTTTGGTGCAGATAAAGCAGCAAGTTCTGGTGATTTTACGATTGTGTTTCCAACTGCCGATGCGAGTAATGCGATTATCAGGATAGCCTAATGTCTATCAACAACGTAGCTGCATTTCAAGGTTGGAATAGTTCCGTACAAGGTTGGAACACGGGAACTTGGAATACGAACGTAGCTTATTCGGTTACTGCTACAGGTAGTGTTGGTGCTGTAACAGGTATTACATCTATAAGTGTTTCTGTTACAGGGGTTGCAGGAACATCTGCGTTAGGTAATATATTTTCTACAAATGTAGGAGTGAGTGCAACAGGAGGTGTTGGTTCTACAACCGTTGTTGGTCTTGCTAATGTTTCTGTTACAGGAGTTGCAGGGACCTCTGCAGTTGGTTCTACAACCGTTGTTGGTCTTGCTAATGTTTCTGTTACAGGGGTTGCAGGAACATCTGCATTAGGTAGTTTCTTTACCACAAATACAATGGTAACGATGACCGCTTCTGTAAACAGTGCGACGGCAGAGACTGTTGGCGAGGCAAACATAGAAGTAACAGGAGTAAGCGCAACTGGGCTAGTGACCGCTATAACGGACTTTCCTGTAGTTTGGGGGCAGATTATACCTAGTCAAACCCCCAATTTTAGTGCAATATCACCTAATCAAGATCCTTCTTGGACAGACGTAGCAGCATAGAGGTAAATAAACATGGCAAGTGTATATACAAATGATCTAAGATTAGAAGAAATTGGGTCAGGAGAACAATCAGGGACGTGGGGGGATACAACCAACACGAACCTAGAACTTATAGCAGAAGGTCTTAGTTTTGGAACAGAGGCCATAACAACAAATGCAAATACGCATACTTCCACAGTTGCGGATGGAGCTTCCGATCCTGCCCGTTCTATGTATATTAAATACACAGGAGCTTTAGATTCTGATTGTACAATCACAATTGCTCCAAATACTTTATCTAGAGTTCACATTATTGAGAATGCCACTACGGATAGTGGAAGTTCTGGCCCCTACAATATACTTATATCGCAGGGTGATGGCGATGCAAAGGTAACTATTCCTAAAGGCCATAAAAAGGTGGTTTATTTAGATGGTGCAGGTTCTGGAGGTGTTGTTGTTGATGCCTTTACCGATTTAAATGTTCCTAGTCTTTTTGTTAAAAACCCCGGAACAGGAGACAATAGTACCGCTTTATTGACTTTGCAAACAGCGGAAGCTGACATTGCAGCGAACGATGTATTAGGAAAAATATCTTTTCAGGCTCCAGATGAGGGAACAGGAACAGACGCTAATCTTATTGCTGCTGCTATTCAGGCTATCTCTGAAGGTGACTTCAGTTCTTCTAGCAATGCTACAAGCCTAAACTTTATGACAGGAGCTTCAGAAGCTGCTGCTACTAAGATGACGCTTACTTCTGGAGGTAATCTCACAGTTACAGGAGTTGGAACATTTGCTTCACTCGACATCTCTGGTGACATAGACGTAGACGGCACAAGCAACCTAGATATAATAGACGTAGATGGCGCAGCTAACTTTGCAGCGACTGTGACGTTTGCAGATGGTGTAAATATTATTACTGCTTCAGCAGGTACAGCTAACGTACGCTTGGGTAGCAACGCAGGAACCTCAATAGAATCTGGCGGTAACAACAACGTATGCATTGGCGATGAATCTGGAACGTCACTTACAACTGGGGATGAGAATACCTTTGTTGGTCACGCATCAGGCGATGCTGTGGATAGAGGTCATAATAATGTGGCTATTGGTAAAAACGCTTTAAGTGCTGAGGTATTTGGGTGTAGGTCTGTTGCTATTGGTCACGCTGCACTATTTAGCCAAACATTTTCAAGTGAAACAAATGCTTTAAATGTTGCCATTGGTTTCTCTTCGGGAGCAGCGATAATTTCAGGACAAAATAACACCCTCATTGGTGGATCAGCGGGTGGAGCAATCAATACAGGGGACCAAAACACTATTGTAGGAACTAATGCGGGTGATGCTTTAAACACAGGTAACAAAAATGTAGCTGTTGGCAGAGATGCTTTAACTGGTGGTACAACCTATGATGGTAACACAGCCATCGGTTGGCAAGCATTAAAGGTTGCTGATAATACATCTGGTGCAGATGGAAATAATGTAGCCATAGGTGCTGATGCTGCTTCTGCTGTTACTTCAGGAATAAAAAATGTTTTAATTGGTGTTTCATGTGCAGCTGCTTTAAGAACTGGCGGTGGAAATGTTATGATTGGTCAAGGTACGAATGTAAGTGCAGCAGCGGCAGAAAATCAAATAACTATAGGTCAAGCTATAGCGTGTGACCAAGACTCTCAAGTTACAATAGGTAAAACAAGTAATGTTGTAAAACTTGAGTTTGATACAGACGCAACTTGGACAAGAAGTTCTGATGTTCGTAAAAAGAAAAACATAGAAAACTCTACACTAGGTTTAGATTTTGTTAATGATTTACGTCCTGTAACTTTTGAGTGGAAACCAAACAATGAGTTTCCTAAAGATTTTACAGAGTACAGTGAAAAAAATAACATGACAACAGGTGTAACTATGCACGGTATGATTGCACAGGAAGTTAAGTCTGCATTAGATAACGCAGAAGTAGATAACTTTGGTGGATGGAAAGAAGATAATGATGGCTCACAACGTATAGCTCAAGATATGTTTATCTATCCTCTGATTAAAGCAATGCAAGAGTTATCTGCACAGGTTGATACACTTAAAGCAGAAATTAAGGAGTTAAAGAATGGATAGAACAGATGAGCAAAAAGCTCAAGATTATACAGCTATAGGTAACATTGTAAATGTTATTACAAATGTTATTGCAGGAGATGCTGATGTAATAGGGGATATGACTGTAGCCTATAGAAAAGAAAAAGTAAAAAGAAACTACCAAGCATTAGAAGTTATGAAAGCCTATGACGATTGGGGTTCAGAAAATATGACGGCTGCTACAAATGCAATAGCAGCAGGTAAAACATTCGTAGGCTAAAAGGATATATCTGAATGCCCTTAACGAAGTTACAATTTAAGCCGGGTGTTAATAGAGAAACAACTTCTTATTCTAACGAGGGCGGTTGGTTTGATATAGACAAAACACGCTTTCGGTTTGGGTTTCCAGAAAAGATAGGTGGTTGGTTAAAAGACACGAATACTGCATTTTTAGGCAGTTGTAGAGCTTTGCATCCTTGGTTAGCGTTAGATGGTACACAGTTTCTTGGTATTGGAACTCATCTTAAATACTATATAAAAGAAGGTGGTGGATACAACGATATAACTCCTCTTCGAGCGACAACTACAAACGGTATTGTCTTTGCAGCTACAAATGGTTCCTCTACTATTACAGCTACGGATAATGCTCATGGAGCAGGAATAGGTGATTTTGTAACTATAACAGATGCAGCTACTCTTGGCGGTGTTATAACCGCAGGAGTTTTAAATCAAGAATATCAAGTGGTATCTGTTCCTACTGGTAATACATTTACCTTTGTAGCTAGGGTTGCGGATACCTCCATAGGAAGTATTACAACAACGGCAGGACTAAACCCAGTTCCTGTTGTGGCGAATGCAAGTGACAGTGGTAATGGTGGTTCAGCAGCCGACGCCGCCTATCAAGTGACTGTTGGTTTAGATACTCAAGTTGGAGGTAACGGTTGGAACGCAGGATCTTATGGTCGTGGAACTTGGAATAGCTCCGCCGATCTTAGCGTTAGTGGTTTGACTTTAAGAATATGGAGCCATGATAACTTTGGTGAGGATCTTATACTTAATGCTAGAGATGGTGGAATATTCTACTGGGATAAATCTAGTGGTACAGGAGCAAGAGCCGTGGAGCTTTCGTCTTTATCCGGTTCAAATTTAGCACCAACAATAGCAAAGAAGGTTCTTGTTTCTGATGCAGACAGGCACATTATAGCGTTTGGGTGTGACCCTGAGACAGCAATAGGAACACAAGATCCACTTTTAATACGTTTTAGTTCTCAAGAAAGTTTAACAAGTTGGCGGACGTTACCAACTAACACCGCTGGTGAACTTCGTCTTGGCTCTGGTTCTGAAATTGTAACGGCTATTGAAACACGACAACAGGTTCTTGTGTTTACAGATGAATCACTTCACGCTATGCAATTCTTAGGGCCCCCATTTACTTTTGGTATTTCCGTTATATCTGAAAACATCACAATAGCTGGCCCACTTGCTGCTATAGCGGTTGAAGATATGGTATTTTGGATGGGCAAACAAGAGTTCTATATTTATGGCGGCGGTGTTCAAAGGCTTCCTTGCACCGTAAGAGATTACATCTTTACGGATTTTAATTTGTTACAATCGGAAAAAGTAACAGCAGGAACAAACAATTCTTTTTCTGAAGTGTGGTGGTTTTACCCCAGTAAGAATAGTGTTGAGAATGATAAGTATGTTATTTACAACTATCAACAAAAGATTTGGTACTACGGTAACTTGTCTCGGACCGTGTGGTTGGATAGAGGTATTGAAGTTAATCCTTTAGCAGCAGGAACTGATCATTACTTATATTCGCACGAAAGTGGCTTTGATGATGGCAGTACAGAGCCGGTATCCGCTATAGCGGCGCACATTGAGTCAAGTCAAATTGACATTGGAGATGGAGATCGTTTTTCTTTTGTTAATAGAGTTATCCCGGACATAGCTTTTAGAAACTCTACATCTGAATCTCCTTCCGCAACACTAACTCTCAAGGGTCGAAATTATCCTGGAGGAGGTTACTTGCAAACAGATGCGAACGCTGTTACTCAAACCACCGGAGGAACATCGACTGTTATAGAACAGTTTACCGAGCAAGTTAACCTTCGTGTTAGAGGGAGGTCCCTTGCACTTAGGTTATCTTCATCTGACATAGGCGTTACTTGGCGGTTAGGTTCTCCTCGAATAGACATTAAGCCTGATGGAAGAAGATAATGTCCAGAAATTTAATCCTTCCATTCTTTCCTACTCCTCCCGAAGAGTACAGCCAACAATACATGGCAGAATTAATGAGATCTTTTTCTACTTATTTAAGTCAAATGCAAAACCCCGGAGAAGGAAGACATACTAACTTATCTCTTACAAACCTGCAAACAGATGACCAAGGGCTAACTGTAGGGGACTTGTTTAATTATAGAGATGCCTCTGGAATGATGGGATATGTAAAGATTACGGAGGCAGATAAGTCTCACCTTAGAGGAATAACAGCGACGGGCGGAGTTGGAAGTGTAACGGTAACGACATAATCGCACTAGAAAAGTAAAAACAAGTCTGATAGGATGTTTTAAATACAGGAGAAGATAAGAAATGGGCATTGATCTACTAAAAACATTAGGCACCTTGGTTGGAATGTCTGTAGGTGGACCCAGTGGAGCAGCGATAGGTGCCGCTCTTGGAGAGGGTATTTCTTCTGGTGGAGATTTCGAGAAAATGTTACAAGCAGGGGTTGGCACTCTTGTTAATACTCAAGCGTATGGAAACTTAGGTCTTGCTGCAAATCTTTTGAATAGTGGTACATCTTCTGGCGGTGGCGGTGGCGGCGGTGGTGGACGACAGGTGGCACAGCCAGGCGGCGGACAACAGCCAGCACAAGGACCTATGGGAAACATGACCGGAATGATCCAAGGCGGTGGCGGAATAACAAACTTATTAAATATAGCAGGTCTTAATAATCCTCAAGGACTAGCGATGCTAGATTTTCTTTCAGAGAAAAACAAACCTTCTGCAACAACTCCGCTTCAAAGAAGACAAATGCAAACGGGAGAAAGACTTCCTGATTATCGAGGAACAGCGGCACCTGACATGAGGGGCCAAGGTCTTCGGTCCATGAACATGGGTGGGATGATTGAAGGACCGGGGACCGGGACAAGTGATTCAGTGCCAGCGATGATTTATCAAAACGGGGGTCCGGTTCAAGAAGCTCGGCTCTCGGACGGTGAGTTTGTGATGACGGCCGATGCGGTTAAAGGTGCTGGGGCCGGGGACCGCGCAGCTGGTGCAGCTAAGATGTATCAGATGATGAATAGTTTTGAAGGGAGAGCATAATGGCTGAAGAATATGTAAACTTATCGGGCCAGTATCTTCCTGAGTATCAAGAGAAATATCTTAAAGATCTTATGGCGAACGTCTATCAGACGGACGAGGATGGCAATGTCTCGGGGATAGCTTCTACGTCTCCTTTGTACGGAACTCCTGTAACAGACGCGGAAGGTAATCCTGTTTATGAAATGGATGAACAAGGTAATCCTCGCCTCGATCAATACGGAGAACAGATCCAACAGGTTCAAGGGGGAGTTCCTCGACCTGATGTAATGCAGATGACTCAAGCTCAACGAGATGCTATTGCTCTGCAAAAGTCAGGCATTGGGCTTTACGAAGACGCAATGAATTTAGGCGCACAAACATTAGGGCAAGGACTTGGCGCTTATCAACAGGGTATGGGTTCTCTTGGAGGAACAGCAGAACGATATGATCCTACAAGCTATAAAGAATTTTACGACCCTTTTGTAGGAGAAGTAATTGATCAAACATATTCTGACCTTGATGAGGCTCAAGCAAAGGAACAGGGAAGGCTTGGTGCCGACACCGTTGCAGCTGGTGCCTTTGGTGGTTCTAGACAAGCAATACAACAAGCTCTTCTTGCTAAAGATACAATGGGCCAGAAGGCAAAGTTTGGTTCTCAACTAAGGTCTCAGGCATACCAACAAGCACAACAAGGAGCTCAGTCCGCCTTTGAAAACCAACAGAACAGAGGTCAACAAGCAGCACAAATCTTTGGTCAGCTGGGTCAGGGCATTGCCGGACTTGGCGTTAAACAAGCGGCACTTGGAGAAGCAGCACAAGGTGCCGCTCAAAGAGATGTTAATGCATTGTTTAATGTTGGATCGATTGAACAACAACAGCAGCAATCTGAGTACGATGTACAAAGAAACGCAGCGATAGAAGAAGCATACGAGCCCTTTCAAAGGTTCTCGTATATGTCCGACATCTTTAGAGGTGTTCCTTCTACGCAACAAACAATGACAACCTCAAGTATGCCAAGACCAAATCCTATGAACATGGTGTATAATACATTGGGAGGACAAAGTTCTTCAATGGCTGGGTTGGGTGGACTTCGTAATGTGAGTGGATCGTAAAATGGCAATGCAGGACGTATACAATAGAAGTCTTTTTAAGAACAAAGACAAGAGTGCTCGAAACCAATTAAAGAAAATGGGCGGCATCATGGAATCCTCTGAACAGCTTATGAACGCTGTCTCTGGTATGGGTGCCCCGAGTGCCACGGTAAGGAAGATGACGGGCCAAGGATCTCCAGGAGCTGTTCCGTATAACCCAATGGCTCCTAGACAAATGGGAACGCAACCTCAAATGCAAACACCCAATCAAGCGAAGATGCCTCCTCAAATGCAAAGACCTCCGCAGATGACCATGCCTCAACAGGGAATGCCAATGCAAGGTATGCCTCAACAGGGAATGCCTCCTCAAGGTATGCCAATGAGAATGGCTGCAAAAGGAGGGATGTTAGGCATAGCTAACTTAGCAGACAAAGGAAGATTTGGAGACACGGAACTTGTTCATGTTAATCAACAAGAGAAAGACATGCTACAGCAAATGGGCGGCAGCGGAACAATAAATCCTGCGACGGGACTACGAGAATACAACCCTGCAATAATTGCACAATTATTAAAATCTGGAGTTAAGCTAACAAAAAATCAATTAGCAAAAATTGGAAAAGCTCCTTCTACAGCAGCACAAAACAAAGTGAGCCCTTGGAGCAAATCAAAGGGTATTCCTTCTGCTCGTCCCACTCAAGGATCGCCAGCTCCTACCGGGGCTCCAGCTCCTACCGGGGCTCCTCCTCCAACAATGTTGTCAAGATTTAATCCTCGTAACGATGCTGCATTAAAAAAAATGTATGGAACAGCAGCAGGTATGGTGCCTGGTGCGGTTAAATCTTTTGGGTCTAAGGCATTAGATCTCGCAAAGAAAAGTCCGTATACCACTGGTGCAATAGGTATTGGGGGCTCGATGGCACTTAGTTCTTTGTTAGGTGGAGAAGAAGCTGCTACGGAAGAAACAACACAACCGCAAGGTCCTCAAGGGTTAACTCCGCAGCAGAGAGAAGCGGAACGCATTAAGGCCATGCAGTATTTTGCAATGGCAGCAGAGTCTAGCCCCTATGCTCGAGGAATGCTCTATGGTTTAGAGAAGCAAGAAGAATCTAGAAAAGTAGCAGACAAAACTTTTGCTACTGTTCAAGCTGCTGTTCTTGCTCAACAGCTAGAGCTGGGTGAATCCTTTCCAAAAGCAAATGAAATAGCTATGAAGCAAGCCGCCGCTATCGCTCCACTTTCCACAATGGCAATTGGAATTGATCCTCAAACCTTTGCTTCAGCGGAGGCTCCGTACATAAGAGAGGATGAGTAATTGGCAACTGTTTCTCAACTTCGAAAGGCTTTGCCTAGAGCGAAAGCCGCAGGAGATACAGCCGCTGTTAACTCTATATTAAGACAATTACGAAACATGAATGCAAGTGCGTCAGAGAAAGAAATCTTTCCTGTAGAACTTGTAGAGGGCGTAGCTTCTGGTATCATTGGTATAGGACAGGGGTTCGGGGAACTCGGTGCTTCAGCCGTGGACCTCGTGGCTGGAACGGATTACGCTAGTGCCGTAACAAACTCAGCCGAGGAGTTAAGAGATAATTTAGGCATAGATCCAGAGGGATTTATAGGTAAGGGCGCAGAAGTTCTAACGCAGTTTGTTGTTCCAGGTGTGGCCGCAGCAAGAGCTGTTGGTGGTATTTCAAAAGTTGGTCGATCTATTGGTCAAGCCAAAGGAGCAAAGGACGCTCTTACTAGTGCAGAACGTTTTGGTTTTATTGCGAAGGATCTTGGAGCAGCCGCTGGTGTAGATGCGGTAGTTTCTACAGATGGAATGACAACCATTGGAGATTTCTTTGGCGGTGGGTTTACTGCTACGGATGATACCATTGGATTGGATGGTCGTGCTGAAGCTCTTCGCCGTATTAAGAATAAATTAAAGATAGGTGCGGAAGCTGGCATTGCTGGGGCCGCGATCACTGGTGCTTTTACAGGAGTGAAAGCCGTAGGCAAAGGAGTGAAAGCTTCGCAAGTTGGTCAAGATGCTATTGCTGGATTGTCTGATTTAGAACAGAAAAGAATTTTTAGTTCTGATGAATTATCTGGTGGGCAACAACTCTTTGCAGATCTTATGGCTGGGTTTCGTTATCGTTCTTTCTTGCCTGAACAAATTGCAACACGTCGATTAGGTATAACAGGTGCAGTGGATAAAGATATTAAACAAGCAGAGATGAATTTAAATAGTTTAGAAAACGATTTAAACAAATCTTTAGGTGCTGTGTCTAAAGAAGAACTTGGCAGTGAGCGTATGAGGTATATGAACATACTAAATGATTTTGTTACTGAAGCGGACGAAACAAAACGAGCAGGTCATTTAGAGAAACTACCCAGTAACGAGCTGCGAGATACTGCTCGAAGAATGCGAAAACACGTTGATGATTTAAGTAAATATATATCAAGAGAAAGTAACTTTATTAAATATGCTGGTGATTTAAAAGTTCAAGATAAAGAAGCAGCAGGAAAAACAATTAAACAAGTTATAGATTCAAACGTAGGTTCGTATTTTCGCCGTCGGTTTAAAGTGTTTGAAGACAGCAAATACACACCTGATGCAGAGTCCATTAAAGTTGCAGAAAGTTTCTTTAAGAATAAAAAAGAAGGAAGAAAATTTGTAGAGGGTGAGTTAACGAACGAGCTAAGGAGGACGAACTCTAGTCCCGCGTTTGAAGAACTGTTAGAAAAAAACTTCGGTCTTACACGAGCTAACAATAATATAATAGGGAATGGTGCGAAGGCTACCGTCGAAATCACCGGAGATGTTACGGATGATATGGCGAAGTATGCTAGAGAAGAACTCTTTAAACGCTACAAGTCTTTAGCTAACAGAAAACATAAAGGTGGAACTGTTGCAATAGATCGTCTTAAAACAGGAATGTTTATAGAACGTAAGGGTTTACCTAAAAACGTTGGAAGGTTGTTGGGAGAGATAGACGATCCGAGAGAGGCGTATCTTGGAACCGTTGCGGATCTCTCTCAATTTAAGGCAACAGATGATTACTTTGGCATGATAGAACAGATGGCAAAAAATAATACCTCGATTGGTAAATACTTTTTTAGAGAAGGAACAATAAACCCTGCATCAATAACGGCCACAAATAAAGTTGGAACTCCTTTTACGGATTATGAAATTGAAAAAATGTTAGAGACGGGGGAGTATGTTAGACTTGGAAGCGACATCGCTCCGAGTATACTTAAAGATCCGACCGTAAAGTTAACAGCCGCAGGAAGAGGTAAAATTCAAGAAAGTGTATTACAATCTGGTTGGGGTAACTTGAATGGTTTTGTTGTTCCCAAAAAAATATATGACAATTTAACATCAACTGTTCTTGCGGAAACAAATCCCTTTGCTCAGATAACTAGAAAATTAATGGGAGGTTTGTTACGAGCTAAAGGTGTGTCACAATATTCAAAAACAATTCTATCTCCCATAACACAGATACGAAACTTCACAACGGCCTCATTGTTCGCATTAGCAAATGGAAATGTAGGGGCTGGAATGAAAGGAGACCTCGCTTCGTCTGCCAGTATGGTGTTTCAAAACCTACGAGGCCTTGCAAAAGACCCTGCATCTCAAGCAACCTTTTTAAAAGAACTGGAAGGTATGCAGATACGCGGTGTCCTAGGTACAAACACAGAGCTTAAAGAAATTCAAGACATGATTAACAAGGGTGTTGGGTTCTCGGGCCGTGATCCTAAGTCTGGAGTTGATGCTCTTCTTTCAGGATCACGTTTTACAGAGGGCCTTGCAGATACAAAACTTGCTCGAGGTGGGGGTAAGTTATTTAAAAAGTTTGAGGATCTGTATCAAGGTAGTGATGATTTTTGGAAGATATACAGCTATGAATTTGAAACACGTAAGTTGCACAATGCTCTCCGAGGATTGACGGATGAACAGAAGTTCATGCATCTTACCAAGCAAGGACAAGATCAGGTTATTGCTTCGGACACATATCAAAACTTAGTTAAGTCTGGTGGCAAGATTGAAAATGGTAAGGTAACTTTTGGTCCCGATAACTTTGTAAAAAATGATAGGGGGGTAAATACAACAGAAGTATTACGAACTAAACAAGGTATTTTAGATGAATTAATTAAAGATAAGGCGGCACAAATTGTTAGAGACACTGTTCCAAACTACAACAGGGCTCCTGGATTTATCAAGGCTGTTCGTAAACAGCCGTTCTTTGGAAACTTTGTTACGTTTCCTTTTGAAATATATAGAACAGGAACGAACATAATTAGTCAGGCGTTGGAAGAAATTAACTCAGGTATACCTGCATTAAAGCAACAGGGTATACAAAGAATGACAGGGTTTCTAACCACCACCACGGTACTTCCAGGGGCTCTTGCTAGTTTGGCGTATGCAACCACAGGCGTTGATCGAGATGAAATGAAAGCCTTTCAAAGATCCTTTGGTGCTCCTTGGCAAAAGAACGCTTTGCTTATACCTCTTGGCAAAGATGAAGACGGTAAAATATCTTTCATTAACTTCAGCACATCCAATCCTTACGATACTTTATCTCGAATGGGATACGCTGCACTCAACGCGATAGAAACAGGAGATGCTTTAGACAAGAGCGTACCTGATATCATGGGCAGTGTAATGACTGAAAGCATTTTTGAATTTGCCAAACCATTTGCTGATCAGTCTATGGTGGCAGAAGCGTTGCTCGATGTTACTGCAAGAAACGGAAGACAGACACAAGGTGGAGAAGTTTACAACGAACAGGATACAACTGTAACTAAATTTCAAAAAAGTATGCTGCACGTTATGGAAACAATTTTACCGAACATCGTTCCCTTACAAGTAAGCGGTGGAGAACTAGGCATAAGTCGAGGAGTTCGCGGTGTTCTTGGAGATCCATTTGGTGGATTTTTTGGAGAGTTCGGTGTTGTTAATCCAAAAGATAAAATGGGAAATGAAAGAACAGGACTTGGCGAGCTCTCTCGATTAACGGGATTTAGCTCACAAACATTTGATCCAAAACGAGGATTGAAGTATGCTGCTCGTCGTTTTCAAAGAGGTCAGTCTGATGCTAATAGATTGTTTACCAAGTATACAGATGATGAAAACGCAACTCCCAATACATTCCTTAAAGGATATCAGTATGCCAATCAACAGAAGCTGGCGAATGATAAACAGTACTATCGAATGATTGAAGACCTACGATCAATGGGTGTACCAAACGCAGAGATTGGACGCATTCTAAAAGCCAACGGCATTAGTGGATGGAAAGATATCATAAAAGGAAAGTATAGACCTGTAAGTATATCTCCTCAAAGTATACGAAAGATGAAAGTAGCTGGAACGTATAATACTTTTCCAACGCAACAGATCAACTCACTTCGCCAAAGCATGAGCCGCATTGATCTTAGTACGGAGTTTGAGCCAGAAGAAAACATAATATATGACAAAGTACTTAATCCACTGGGCGCGGTCAAAGACGCATTGAGTAATATAATTCCGGCAGCAGAGGCTGGAACTATGCCAACAAGTCAGATGCCACAGTTCACTCAGCCACAGGTTACCACCTCACCTACATCTCTCGCAGGTGATAACCCAGCTACTCAAGAGATTGCTAATCGGTTGACTCGTCAATAGACTTTAAGTGTTCCTCTATCTCTTCGAACGTTTGTCTCCAAGTAAAGATAGGGGTGGTCTCGCCCATGTACGAACCGATAGTATTAAACTCAAGGTACTCTACAGCGTCATCATATTCCATATCATCTCTCTCCATAAGTATCTCAACACATTTATTCGCGTCATAAACTAGTACGTCAACGCTTCCGCTTTCTGCCCACTTCAGTCCTGTGCCTATTACGGCTTCGTCAAATCCATCTGCTTTCAACATTATCCTACTTCTCCCCAGTTGTCCCCAAGTTCCTCGTCCACTTTGGATGGAACCTTGAGTATGTGATCTAGTCCTGTTTCCATTATCTTTGTAATCTTATCCGCTTGCTCCTGACTTTCTACAGAGAAACACAATTCGTCATGGACAGTAAGCATAGGCACGAGGCCCTCGTCATAACAGTCCTTCATTGCTTTCTTTGTTTGATCCGCAGCAGATCCCTGGATAAGTTTATTCAAAGCCTTGTATGTAAACGCCCTTCGTAAATTCATGCCATGAACTTTCTTTGCTTCTTCCAAAGACAGAGGTTTATTATACTCGTAACTTCTTGGCTCCCACAAATGAAACCTACACTTCCTACCAAGCAGGGTACGAATAGTGCCATGCACTTGTGCTTGTTGACTAGCAAGATCCGCCAATCCTTTTACAAACGGAACCTTAGTGTGATGCACATCAAGAAGATCCTTTGCTTCTGCATGTGGGATTGATAACTGGTTGGCAAGCTTTGCCTTACCCATGCCGTACATGATACCAAGGTTCACGGTCTTCGCTTCTTTCCTTGTTATTCCTGCAAAGTCTGCCACCATTTGATGCAAATCCACATCGCCCTTGTGATACTCCTCAACAATACTGTCAATCATATCATGACGTTGTGCTACGTTCGAGGGTAGGCTTGCCGCAAAGTGCACCAAGAGCCTCGGTTCTTGGCTCGAGTAATCAAATGATCCCCACTTGGTTCCTTCTTCCGGGATAAACAATCCTCTGATCATCTTCTTTATATCGGGATCACGAGCTGGGATCTGCTGTAGATTGGGATTGGAAGAAGAGAACCTTCCTGTAACCGTGCCCCCATCATCTGAACGAAGTTGATGAAATTCTGTGTGTATCCTACCCTTGTGATTGTGGCGAAGGATTGTTTCAATAAACGTACCGTCTGCCTTGTCAAACTCTCGAAGCTTAACCAATGCCTGGCACACTTCATGAGGATGTGCTGTAAGATACTGCTTGGTGAATGACGGAGATCCAGCCTCGGTCATCGGGTGCTTTAGGTTCAACGCATCAAACATTAACTTAACAGATGCCCCAGCCCACGGATCAACGTCCACTCCAGACTTGTCCTTAATAAACTTACGCAACTGTTTGGTTCTAACATTCAGATCCTTCTTAACTCTTTCCGCCTGATCAAGATCTACACGAACTCCCTTGGTTCTCATGTCGAGCATTAGAGGAATGAGGGAAGTCTCGAGATCAAAGATGCCCCAGAGATCCTGCTTATCAAGCTCGATCTTTAGCCTGTCCCATAGCTTCAAGGTCATGACGGCATCTTGCTCGGCATACTTTCCCACGAACTTAGGAGGCAGCTTCCACATGTCAGCCTTTGGATCAAGACCCCAATCCTTGGCGGCATCCCTTAATGTCTTCTCGTCTTTCCGCATATCGATATAGTCTCGACCCACGTTATTAAGACTGTAAGAAAACCTATTCTCGTCAATGACAGGAGCCGCAACCATCGTATCGATGATCCGCCCTTGGACCTCGATCCCCTCTGCTCTGAGCCATCCTGCATCATAGGTTGCGTTGTGCATAATCTTATCTATATGAGGAGTTTGCATCTGGATCTTCAGCCATTTCATCGTGACCTTTGGATCTAGGTTGTGCCCATTCTCGTGACGAATAGGAAAGTATCCTGAGTAATCCCCAGCAGCTACAGCTATACCAACTATGTAGCCATCGTTTCGTGCCCACCCTGGCCCAAGGGTCATGATGTTTGGATCTCTTGTTTCAAGATCCACGGCTATTTGTTTATGCTTTGTTAGATCAGGATACTCTGTTGGTATGTTCCAATCAGGATCTATAAGTTCAAAGAAATTAATGGTACTCTTATCATGTCTACTCCTTACCATTGTTCTCTCCTCCCAATGCGCCATACCCACAGACATCGATCCAAGAATCTGTATGTTTAGGAGTTTCTATTAAGCGACTTAACTTTACTGCAATCATACACTGATAGACCTGTGCAACTGTGACCTCCTTATCAAGAAGGACAGACCACATCTTAGCAATGCGCTCATGGTTTGTGTACGCATCACCATAGTCCTCTGCCCTTGGACCATTGATCATCTTATCTGCTTGTGCCAATACTTCTGTTCTTTTCATAATTCATACCTGTATTTTTTATCTGTATCCACTATGTGTAATGTCTTACGTGCTCGTGTTATGCCCACATAAAACGCTCGATGCTCATCGTCTGGGTGCTTTGTATTTATACATGCCCATGTAGACCCAAGATACACGACGCAATTATCATCCTCTCCACCCTTCATCGCATGAAACGTAGAGACCTTTAGCCTTGGTGGTTTTGTTATGTCCTCTCCTCTTCTTTCTAGTGCCTTAATATATAGCTTGTCATCCAAGCCAAGCTTGGCAACGTCCATAGGATCTCTTGTCTTTGGTGCTACCAAGCCATAATCCCTTACAAGATCATCGTATCCCAGAAGGGCATCGTCTCTTGATGCTTCAAGCAATGTTGATGCTCCTCTTTTAACTACGGCAAAGTCTCCCTGTTTGGGCACCGCTTTGTAAAACTTTACAACCTGATCAAGAGGCAAGTGTTCACCCAACTGAAGCTGCTTCCAGGTGCTCATTGTTTCTGCCACGTCAGCACCGATAGACGGATGCCCCTTGTAACTGTACAAGTATCCCTCTTCCCTAAGTATCGCCGCAAAATTTCTTGCCATCTTATTCGTTCGCGTCATCAAGGTCCACGAACCTTGGTCCAAGGGGACACTGTCAAGGCTCATGTGAAAATGAACTTCACCCTCCTCACTTGTGGGCCTGAACTGTTTGATCTTACGCTTACTTATTTTCTTCACCACAGTTTGTGCCAGTTTGTGTACCCTTCGAGGCATACGGTAGGACTGATCCAGTATGACAACGTCGTCAGAACATTTCATAAATAAAGATACGTCTACCCCGGTCCATCTATGTATCGCCTGATCATCATCTCCTGCAAATATAACTCTCTCGGCTTTCTCTGACATGTACTCAACCATATCCCACTGCATGGGCGTTAAGTCTTGTGCCTCGTCTACAATAAGAAGATCTAAGGAGGGGGACGTGGTGGTGCTGTACATCTCTATAAGATCTGCAAAGTCCATCTTGTTTGTTTCTGCTTTATATTCTCTGAGAGTTTCATCAATCTTTTGTAGCATTGGGAAGCTTATGCTGTGATCTTCCGCCTCGTTATATTCTTGAACCAAAGGCACCCTTCTGTACCTTGATCTGGTTATGAGCTGGATATATTTACTGCCGCTACCATCAACAGGAGGAATAAGAATGCCATCGTCAGGAGAAACATTATCAACACCATCAAACACCATGCCCAAGTTTTTACCCAGCTGTCTCCAATCGTCCTTGTTAATCATGTCCGTGGATTGCAAGCCAAGATTATGAAACGCAATCGAATGCATCGTCTTGAAGTAAGGCAGCTCCTTCTTCTCTAACTTAAACTCTGAACACGCACGATCAACAGCTTCTCCGATAGCCTTGCGCGTGAAGGAAACAAAGCCAATCCGGCTGGGATGAATACCTTCTGCTAAAGCTTTTCTCACATGTTCGATAAGAGTATACGTCTTACCGCAACCCGGAGGGCCAAAGATCAGAGTGCTATTCTGCATCCGTCTGTACTCCACGAGGACGAGCATCGAGCCACACTTGTATCTCTTCTCGAACCCACCTACTTGCGCTACGAGTGCCGTCGTCCTGGCCTAGTATAACAGGTTGTGGAAAGCTATTGTCTTTGACGTGTTCATACACCCAAGACTTGGATACTCCAAGCCAATCGGTTACCTCCGATATTCGCAGTAAGTTCTTAGAAGGGTATTTCATTGTTTGTCTCCTGACTAGTTTCTGTTTCTGTGTCTTCAAAGGATGGCACCCACCACACTCGTATCTGTGTCCGCTTGCCGTCTGTGTTACGAACGCTGTACCTGCCAAAGCATTCCTGTCCGTTGTTTAATTCCTTGATTTGTTCTTGGACCTGGGCCCTTGAGTACGATGTAAACCCTCGGTTCTTTAGAAAGGTCATGATGCCTACTATCGTAAACCGAGTGAGCCCCTCATCTGTCCAAGGCTTACCCATATCCATTTCCTCTGGAGCCATTGCCTTGATACGACTTGTGCAATACGTCCGCAGTAACTCCTTAAACTGTCCAGACAATGTCAATTCTTCTGGCACCTCTAACTGCGTAGACTTATTCATCAAAGCACTCACCATCGTCTGCCACTTCTGTGCCTTGACTGTCGGGGGCATTGTTTGGATCTGTTCCATACAGGCTCTTTGCCATAGCAACTGGTTCTGAAGTTGTTCTGTCGAGAGCTGTACTCTCCTGCCATCAACGTCCATGAAGTACAGCCGAGGCTCAGATAGCATGATGGTCAGTCCACCAAGATCGGGTGTATCAGGAGCCGAGCTCCCAACGCCAAAGGGCCGGGTCTTACAGATGTCCTTATCGCAATGATCCTTGAGCGGACAGGTGTCGCACTGGTAGAAGTATTCTTTCTTCTGCAAAGATTCTTGTATCTGTACAACTTCTTTGGCTTCGAGAGAAGGAGAGCACAAGATCCTGTTGTACTCTTCATGATGCTTCTTCCAATCGTCGGGCCACTTGTATCGGCAGTATACCCCAACAGCAAACATAAATATGTTTCGCATGTCGCTGATCGGACCAAGGCTCGACATAACTTCCAAGCAATACGGTCCATCAACAAAGTGCTTTCTCTCCCCGGCAAACTGTAGAGCATTCAACTCTGCCGCAGAGATACGCTTCTTCTTTACCGCATCAAAGAACTCAGGCAGCTCCATCGCTTCACTCTTACTATTGAAGCAGTACCGTGTGGTAAGCTCGGCATTAAAGTATGGCATGTTGATAAAGTTTCCAACGTCACCACGATCCGCAAGTATCTTGTCCTGCTTTGGAAAGATCTCACACCCAGAATGTCCAAGCGCAATAGACATCTCTGTTAGATATTCTCTAATCAAAGCCGCAGGTTCCCAATCTTTTAGAAACAAAAACAAATGTGCACCGCCCGATTTGGATCGGCACAACAAAAGAGGGAGCTTCAACTTTGTTATCTTCTCATTTAACTTCTTTAGATCGAGATCATAAGTATCTATATCCAGTGCCCCAAACTTACACATGTTGTCCTGTGTAATAGGGATCGACCCGACACCTTGCTTTCCATCTATATGCTCTTGTATTTTCTCTGCGGTCAACGGCTCTCGGACCACGGTGCTATTAGCTTCCGTCTTTCCGTTGCGCCCAACACGGCCCACCACTGTCTGCCCATGAGCGGCACCCGACCCTTGAAATACTGCAAGCAACTGTTCTGCCTCAGACATATATTCCTCCTCCAAAGTTCGAGGAGAGGACGATCATAGCATCCTCTCCCCAAGACAGGGTTGATTAAAACGGTATTCCGTCTTGATCTGGAGAGGAGGGGGAGGGTCCTCCTTCGTCCGCCGCTGCCTTAACTTCTCCTGCCGCAATCGATTTGCGAAAGGCAATGGCTTCTTGCAATAGGTTCTTGTTATCTACCAACCCGACCTTCTCAACTTGCCAGCTGTTCCACTCACCTAGGTCATTGCTTGCATCAGTGGATGACAGTTTCCAAATGGTAGAGAACACCGCAGGAGTTACCATCTCTCCTGTCTTGGGATGCTTAACTTTCTGCATCGCAATCTGTGTCTTCCAACGACGACTAACCTTCAGCTGCGTTGACTTCATATCAATCACCGCAGGTTGGTACGACCCATCGTCCGATACAATTAAACAGAAATGTTGGTCCGACTTAACAAGTTCGTTGCTACTTGGTAATATTTCCTTGGCTCCTTGTCTTGTCGTTTGTTGTAGGACAGGATCGTTTGCCGCGATCTCTCCTTTGAAACCACCGCCTAGATCTCGGGGTACAAACTCCAGGTACTTTGTAGTCTGATAACAAGGAACAACCTTCAATCCCTTCTCACCTTTCCAAAGCTCTGAGGTTACGGTGTTAAAGGCATCGCCTTGTTCTGCACCTTCTATATACTCAGGCTTCTTCTTGCTGAGTTGCGGAGACATGGCCTGTATTATTCGAACAAAAGGAATCTGCATCTCTGAACTGTCAAAGCTTGCTCCCTCTCCTGCGGTACTAAAGATGTCATCCATAACATCCGTTGAAACATTTGCGCCCTTGGGCTTATCTACATCGTTCGCCATTTATTTTCTCCTGATTTCAGCTGCGTTGGCAATGAATGCCCCGAACATATCGAGGTCAATTGGTTTCCCATCCGTTACTCTTTCTTTTACAAAAGCTTTTAGAGTGCTTGGATGAATGTGTGTCTTGGCTATCGGATCAAACCCCTTGTTTCTCAGGATACCAACGACGTCTCCTGCTAGGTTGTCTTCACCTTTACTAAAGGAACAAATAATATCATTCTTAATGATAGTATCTAGGCCCTCGGAACGTAACCAATCATACGCTTCTTCTCTCCGGCCCACAGGAATTGATGCGTGAACCATCATCTTACGCTGAACGGTAACACCGTCAACATCAAGACGATCAACGCCCATCTCATCCATAAGTGCCGGGATATTCTCCACTGATAGCTTGTGCTTTTCTTGCTTCAAACTTTTTAAGTGAATGTCTGCGTCTTCAATCTGGCTCTCGACATCGCGAAGTTTACGTACAAGATCGCTCAGTGTCCTCCCAGTTCCAGTATCAATGTCGGACAACGCTTGTCCTTCATCAAATAAGTCTTCGAATATTTCTGTCATAAGTTTTTCCTCTTCAGAATTGTTGTTGACACACAAGTAGGCGTGTCGTAAAAAGACTTTATAGGGAGAAACACATGACTGTCAACTACAAATTTAAAACAAAACCATATGGACATCAAAGAACCGCATTGGACCGGTGTGGAAACAAGAAATCGTTTGGTCTGTTTATGGAGATGGGAACAGGCAAGAGTAAAGTATTGTTGGATAATCTTGGTATGTTGTTCTGTGATGGCAAGGTAAACTTTGCTCTCATCATTGCACCCAAAGGAGTATACAGAAATTGGGTGGCAAAAGAAATACCGCAGCACATGTCGGATGATGTACCGCATCGAGTGATTCGCTGGGTCTCTTCTGCAAACAAAGCACAGAAAAAAGAAATGGCTGCCGTCAAAGAGAAGTTCAATGGTCTTACTATCTTTGTTATGAACGTCGAAGCTTTCTCTTCTGTCAAAGGTAAGACGGCAGGGGAATGGTTGGCAAAGCATTATGGTTGGCATGGTATGATAGTCGTGGACGAATCAACCGCAATAAAAAATCACAAAGCCAAAAGAACCAAGACACTTCTTAAAGTCTCAGAGAATTTTACATACACTCGTATTCTTACTGGGTCACCTGTAACCAACTCGCCTCTTGATATCTATGCACAGACTGACTTCCTATCGCCCGGTCTCTTGGGTTATGATTCGTTCTATGCATTCCAGGGACGGTACGCTGTACTGCAAAAAGTAAAGATGGGGGCCCATGCTTTCACACAGGTCCTCGGCTATCGGAACTTGGATGAACTTACAGAGCGACTAGAAAGGTTTTCCTATCGCGTACTAAAGAAGGACTGCTTGGATCTTCCTGAGAAAACATACACCTCTCGGTACGTCAGTCTTACGGATCAGCAAAAAAGTTGGTACAATAAGATACAACGTGAAGCTATGATCCTGCTCGAGGACGGCGATCTCGTTACAGCACCGGCGATCATAACTCAGATGCTACGACTGCAACAAATACTATCAGGTCATATTAAGTCTGACGATGGTGTGATGCACACGTTTCCCACCAAAAGAACGGCGGCCTTGATGGAGATACTTGATGAGCACAGTGGCAAGTCAATCATCTGGTCTCGATTTCGACACGACATCATCCACATAACAAAGGAACTCAATGCAAAGTTTGGGCAAGGATCTGCCGCAGCTTACTTTGGTGATACGTCCGACGATGTTCGTAATGATATCATCACACAGTTTCAAGATCCAAACTCCAAACTTAAATATTTTGTGGGCAATCCATCTACGGCAGGGTATGGTCTAACTCTAACAGAAGCAGACCTTGTTGTGTATTACACAAACGACTTTAACCTAGCTACTCGTATGCAAAGTGAAGACCGTGCCCATAGAATAGGACAGCTCAAGCCTGTAACATACGTCGATCTAATTTGTGATGGAACAATAGACGAAAAGATTGTTGGAGCATTGCAAAATAAAATAGAAATTAGTGCCAAGGTATTAGGAGAAGAGGTAAAGCAATGGTTAAGTCTAAGCCCGAGCCTGATCTAAATCTTGATGCATCCATCGAGATCATGGCGGAGTATCGAAGAGGTCTTTGGAATATAGGCAATGCTTGTCGAGAGCTATCAAAAGTAACTGGGCTCGAGCTCGATGTATGCCGGATGATGCTCAAGGATATGAAACGTCACAACGTCACACAGATCCGAGGATATAGCAAAGAGCCCGAGAGATTGAGGAAAAGTAAAGAGGGAACACGGTACGCCCCCAAGAAATAGTCCTAGTCTTTTATCACCGACACGACGTTGTAGTCCGCTAGTATCTCACGCACATGTAACTCACTCGTAGCATACAAGTAAATGGATCGCACGTTCTTTTCTAAACTTAAGCCCTTATATTCTACAAAATAACTGTACGTTGGGCTCGGTAAGAATGCTACCATTACTTTCTCTCCCAATGTCTGCCGTAGAATTTGGTGCCAAGGTATACATCCTTCTCAAATAAATACCAACAGCAATTGTCTTTGCCCGTGCTCTTTGAATCGGGTATCCATTTCACCCGACCTATACTTACTATAGCTTTTAAGTACGGCATGAATGCACTGGAAGATTTGTTATGCATCCAATCAGCATCAAACAAAAGCCACGTTGGTTTTAAGGATACGAAATGCATAATCATAGGGTGCAGCAACGACCTATCCCAGGGAGGATTGGTAATGATAACCTCGGCCTCACTGTCATACAGCCATGCGGATATGTCGAGTGCGTCACATTTATGTATGTCCTCGCGTCTCGGCTCTATGTCCGACTTAAACACACACTTCTTGTCGTAAGACTCCAAGTGATCCACAAGAGCTCCGTCACCGGCACAGGGCTCGATGAAATTCGTGATATACTTTATGTGCGGGATGAGTGCTTTAACTGCGGGTAAAGGGGTAGGGTAGAAATCTCTCTCTACCCTTTCAAAGTTTGACCTCTTACCCATGTTCGTGGCTGGCTTTTAAATGTTCTCTTCGTATGATGACCGAGAGTTGTCGGGTCATCGACCTTTGATCAGTCTCCGCTAACTCTTTCAACATCGCATGATCGTCCAAAAGCAATGCCACATTTCTAAAGTTTGGCTTCTTTATCTCTGGTTGTTTGTCCATTGTACACCTCTTGTTAATAAGTACACAATAGTTATACGATCTTTGTGGATGGGATACAATAGGTAACAGACTTCTTTACGTCCTTCATTAATCGCAGCGACAACTCAACCTCTTCCTCTTTTAAATTAAGTTCTTTTGATAGCTCCTCCGCTGTCCACCCATATGTATGAAGCTCGTCC